GCAATCGTTAAAATTATTTAAAAATGGCTGATATAAGTAAATGCTCCGACCACCTTTGCCCCTCAAAAACTATTTGTTATCGATTTACTGCGCCAGCAGACAAATTTAGACAAAGCTGGGTAAATACCAACCGAGAGGCGGATGCTTACAACTGCGATCTATTTTGGCATAATGGTATTTGTAAATACTGCGGTCAAAATGAGGGCAATCATAAATTAAGTTGCGCCAAATATAAAATACAAATAAACATTTAATAAATAATTATGAAAATAGCAGTACTGACAACAGACCAAAAAATATTCCAGCTTTACCTAATGCAAGAAAACCTAACCTTTGCCGATGCTAGACAAATTTGCCGAAAAGAGGATTTGGATAACACCATTTACGATGATGTAATTGATCTCGATCCAAAGCAAAATGTTACCGACTGGGTGCGAGTGAGAATAAAAAGTAAAACATTAGAATGTTAATAAAATGTTAAAGTTTTAATTTTGTTTGCATAATCAAAATAAGGTTGTATATTTGTACTCAGATAACAACAATTAAAAAACAAACATTATGACACCACAAGAAATGATTAAAGCAGAATACAAAAGAAGAACAGACTTAGTAAACGACATTACATTTAGAAAGCAATGTGTTAAAATGGCTAAAGCTTTAGGAATTACCTCTGAAGAATGGAATAAAGATAAAGTTCATATTATGTTAATTTTTGCAAATAAATTTTGTCAATTAGAAAACAAAGCGGTTTAATACCGCTTTTAAATTTTTATAAAATGGCACAAATATTAAAACCATCCCGCTCCGATAACAGGGGCGGTTCTAATCGTAATCAAGGAGCAAAGCCGAAGTATAACGAGCCGACAACAACAATAGCCTTTAGGGTGCCTTTATCTTTAGTTGATGAAATAAAAATACTTGTAAAGGAACAACTTAAAGAAAAATTAAATACATTTGATATGTGATTGAACAACTTGCACAACGAGATAGCGACTGGCGATTGATGGCTTTTAAAATTACAAAAGACAAAGACCTTGCTGACGATATTGTGCAGGAGATGTATTTAAAAGCGCACACGTTTAAGAATATAAATAATTCGTACATTTACACAATCTTACGAAACTTATTTTACGATAGTTTAAAGACAAAAGAAATACTAATTGATGACTTTACAAGGTTTGAGATTATAGATGATGAATACATAACGCTACCGGAGTTTGATGAAATTTCAAAGCGATTAACTTGGTACGAGAAAACGATGTTTGTTTGCTCAACATTAGAGGGGCAACGACCATTTTCAAGGCAAACGGGAATTCACATCCAAACAGTACACAGAATTAATAAAATGGTAAAAGAGAAACTAATATGGCAAGTAAAAAACCAAAACTCGGGACAATAGTAAAAGAGATTACAGAGGCAGTCGGAATAAAGCAATGTGCCAAATGTGAGGACAGACAGTTTACGATGGACAAATGGACTCACAAGAAGCCAATTTGCAAAATTGATTGTAAGGATTGCGAAGCGTTTAATAGTCCAGAGCCTAATATAGCAGCATTGTATCTTAAATACTTCGGCTTGGATAACACCAACACCAAAAGCGAAAAGGTAATGGCGATAATGGTAAAGGATCTAGATAAATTGTTCAATAATTAAAAAAAAATTAAAAAAAGTTTATTTAAAGTTTGCGCATTAAATAAATAGTTTTATATTTGTACCCAGATAACAACAACGAAGTTTTTATCTTAACAAATAGAAATTATGGCTTACATTACTTCAGAATCAGTAAAAGAAATGAGAAACATTATCAAAAATTTATATCCTGCAAAACAAGGGTGGAAATTTTCAATCGTAAGAGATCACTACACTAGTGTACGTTGTTCTATTTTATCGGCTCCAGTTGAGTTGAGATTAGACACAACATTGACAAACCAAAGCGTTAACAATTTTTGGATTGAAAGTAATTATGAGGGAAAAAATGATATTGCAAAAGAAATATTGCTAAATATAAATGATATCTTAAACCTAAATAATTTTGATAAAAGCGATGCGATGACCGATTACTTTCACGTTGGACATTACGTTAATATTTCAATAGGTCAGTGGGATAAACCATTTGAATTAAAAAACTAGTGGAAAACAGAAAAAAAGGATCAGGAAGCAAAGAAAATGTAGGTAGGCACTCGCTTACCTACAAAACCAAAAGAATAGGTAAAACAGTACCCGAAAGCATTTACGATCTATGTTTGTCGTTAATCGATGCTGAATGCCTAAAATTTAAATTAAAAATGAAAAAATAATGGAGATAGTAAAAATTTCGGAGGTTAAATTAAACCCGAACAATCCTAGACTTATTAAAGATGATAAGTTTAAAAAGTTGGTTCAGTCAATAAAAGACTTTCCCGAGATGCTAAACATCCGCCCAATAGTAGTTAATCAAGATATGATTATTCTCGGAGGTAATATGAGATACAAAGCCTGCAAAGAAGCTGGACTAAAAGAGATTCCAGTTATCATAACAGACTTAACAGAGGAACAACAAAAGGAATTTTTAATTAAAGACAATACAAGCGGTGGCGAGTGGGATTGGGATATATTAGCGAATGAGTGGGATGCGGAACAATTAAATGATTGGGGTTTAGACGTATGGCAACAAGCACCAGAAATTGATTATGATATTCTAAATGACGATGATGTTTCAGACCAGTTAGAAGATATGACCAATGGCGTAAAAAAAGCAATACAAATAGAATTCGAGGCAGAACATTACGAAGATGCTTACGCACTTGTTAAATTCTGGAGAGAACGTGAAGCTTATGTAGGAGGAATGATAATAGAATATTTAAAAGCTGAAAAGGATAAATTATGATTTTACAAAAAAGCGAAATAAAAGGAATCAAGTTTTATCATCGTCAAGGTATGTCTGACCTAAAAACCTTTGAAGAAGTAATAGGAAATGAAACCTACTTAAAAAAAGGTATGACAATACAACCTGGTGAAACTTGGATGGACTGCGGGGGGAACGTTGGAGCCTTTACTTTATTAGCTTGTGCAAAAGGTGCAAAAGTAACAGTTTACGAACCTGATCCATACAACTGCGAAATGATTAAAAAAAACCTTGAATTAAATGGGTTTCAAGCTACAATTGTTCAAGCTGCATTAGTTCACGATAATACAAAAAAATTAACTTTATTTATTGGAAATAATGGGAATGTCTGGCGAAATTCAATAGTAAAAAAATGGAATAACAAAGGTATAAAAGTAGATTGCATAAACTTTGAAACAGAAGCTAAAAACTTCGATTGTTGTAAAATGGATATTGAGGGGGCAGAAATGCTTATCCTAGAAAATACAAATAAAATATTCAAAAAATTAGTTTATGAGTGGAGTTTTGATATTGACGGAAGTTTGCCAAGATTTTGGAACATAATAGAGAAACAACAAAAACAATATAATCAATTAAAAGACGTAGGTAACACGGGAAAATTTAAAAGTAGAGATTATGATGTTTGGCAAAAATCTTGGTTTCCAGCTTGTACTAATGTTTTTGCATTTAATTTTTAAAATATGAAAAGAATAGATTTAATACAAGTAGAACATAATCGCAAAATTGGAGATAAATGCGAATATATAGAACCTAATGTAACAGAGGATTGTATATTTTATGTAGATGATGAAGCGATAGGATTTTACCTTACCAAAATGCCTGAAAAAATGTGTAAACTTGCTGACCTAGCTAATGCAGAATTTAGATCTAAAAACGTGCCGAAAAGTATGATGGCAAGAGCTGGTAAATTAAGAGCATTACAAGCTGGTAAGTCAAAAGAAGAAGCTAATAAAATTGATGTAGAACAATATTCAACAATATTAGGAAGTATACCACCAAAGGCATTAATGCGTAGGGAATATGAAAATAGAAGTTCAGTTCATTCAGTAAAATCTGCTCAAACTTTTATAAAAGCAATGTTACTTTTGGCAAAAGAAAGTGAGCAGCTAATTAAAGAGATCCTTCCAAAACAATACGAGCAGCAAATAAAATTATTTGAGGATGTTCCAGAGAAATGGAGATTTGCAAACCTATTTACAAGTTCTATTTCAAATTATAATATTTCGGCACCTTTTCACCGGGATGCAGGAAATATTGTCGGAGCCGTAAACGTAATTATTTGCAAAAAATTTAACTCAAAAGGAGGGGATTTAAATATACCTGAGTATGGAGCGACAATCGGACAACAAGATAACTCGATCTTAGTTTACCCAGCTTGGAGAAATATGCACGGAGTAACTCCAATTATACCAACTTTTGAGGGAGGCTACAGAAATAGTTTAATTTTTTACCCGCTGAAAGCATTTAAAGGAATATGAAAGTAATACAATCGGCAGAAGGTAAAAATATAAATACATTTTTATCCGTAAGCGATGCAGCAAAAAAATTAAACATAAAAAGGGATTTGATTTTAAGATGTTGCAAAGGAAAACAGAAAAGCGCAAAAGGATTTAATTTCAATTACGATGGCATAGAATAAGAATAAAATTTTAATGAATGAACAAACAAAATCCAACACTAAAAAAAGCGATGATTGATGCTCTTGAAAAATCTTTAGGGATTGTTACAACCGCTTGCAAAAAAGTAGGTATAAACCGAAGTACTCATTATGATTGGATAAAAGAAGATGAGGAGTACAGAGATGCAGTAAACGGAATTGAGGATATTGCCATTGATTTTGCAGAGAGTAAACTTCATTCTCAAATTGACAAAGGAGATACCACCGCGACAATTTTTTATTTAAAAACCAAAGGAAAAAAAAGAGGTTATATTGAAAGGACAGAATACCAAATCGATGTTGAAAAACCTATATTTAAACAAATAGACCTCGATGTTATTACAGACGACAGCGCAGAGTAAAATAAGACAATTAAGAAAACGAGTAAGGATTGTGCAGGGCGGGACAAGTAGTTCCAAAACCTTTACAATCCTTCCTCTTTTGATACAGTACGCAATGGACACGCCCAACTCCGAGATAAGTGTAGTTGCTGAATCAATCCCGCATTTAAAACGTGGTGCCTTAAAAGACTTTTTAAAAATAATGCAGTGGACTGATAACTTCAATTCAAACAATTTTAATAAGTCAAACCTAACTTACAAATTTACGAACGGATCTTATATCGAATTTTTTAGCGCAGATCAACCCGACAAATTAAGGGGAGCGAGGCGTGATGTACTTTTTATAAACGAGTGCAATAACATTACTTTTGAAAGTTACCAGCAGTTATCGATCCGTACAAAGAAATTTATCTATTTAGATTACAACCCGACAAATGAATTTTGGGTGCATACCGATTTGATAAACGATAGCAATTCCGACTTCATAATTCTAACGTACAAAGATAACGAGGCACTTGATCCAGCAATCGTAAAAGAGATTGAAAAGGCACAAGAGAAAGCCAAGACTTCGGCATATTGGGAGAACTGGTGGAACGTTTACGGATTAGGGCAACTCGGAACGCTGGAGGGCGTTATATTTGAAAATTACGAACTAATCGATACAATACCCACAGAGGCAAAGTTAATCGGTTACGGGTTAGATTTTGGATATAGCAACGATCCGAGCGCACTAATTGAAGTACACGAATACGATGGTAAAATAATTTGCAACGAGGTTATTTATAGCACTTCACTTTTGAACTCCGATATAATAAACTTAATGAGCCACGATAAACGCCTCCCGATTTGGGCGGATAGTGCCGAGCCGAAAAGCATCGAGGAAATAAGACGAGCAGGATATAACATTAAACCGGTTGTAAAAGGAGCCGACTCGATTAATTTTGGGATTTCGGTACTGCAACAAAAGCAAATGTTAATCACAAAGTCAAGCGTGAACCTAATTAAAGAGTTGAGAGCGTATAGTTGGGATGTTGATAAGACTGGCAAAAAACTAAACAAGCCGATTGATTCGATGAATCACGCTATTGATGCGCTTCGATACTTCGCAATGATGCAACTTGCAATTAAACCTACACGAAAAGTAATAATTACATAAACAAAACCACATTTTTAAGTTATAATAGTATGAGAGTAGTAATTCCAACAGATTTAAAGGAGATAACATTATCGCAGTACAAGCGTTATCAAAAAGTCGTAGCCGATAATGCAGATGATGAAACGTACATTTGCATTCAGATGGTTGCAATATTTTGCAATATAGAAGTTAGCGATGTGATGAAACTCCCAGCGATTGAGTTTGCCGATATAGTAAAAACAATAGCGCAAACACTCGACCAATCGCCATCACTTACAAAGACTTTCAAAATGAATGGCGTTAACTACGGATTTATTCCAAATATGCAGCGGATTTCACTAGGTGAACACGCAACGATTGACACGTGTATGGGTAAAGATGAATTAACCGAGTTGATGTTAAGCGTAATGTACCGACCAATAACAAAAAGCATAAAAGTAAACGGGGAAAAATATTACGAGATTGAAGAATTTACTGGCGATGAATCCCTTGCGTTAAATTTTAACGATACTCCGATGCACATTGTAAGAGGTGCAATGGTTTTTTTTTGGACTTTATTCAGCGAATTATTGAATCACACCCTTTGCTCTATTCCAAAGATGGCAGCGAGGGAGAAGCTGAATTTGGAGGAAGCTTTACCGAACGATGGGGATGGTATCAATCATTTATCACAATTAGCCGAGAACTTAAAATACGAATTTCAGACGTTGGAAAAGAGCCTCTTTTTGAATCACTCACGTTATTATCTTACCTAATTGATGAGAGCAAAGAGGAAGCACGTAGACTAAAACAAACACAAAGAAAATGAACCAATACTATACATGTTTAAACTTCATCCGAGATAGCATAAAAGGCGCGCCATTTGTGAACACGATCACTCAGGGAACGGACATTATCGATAACGTAAAAAAGAATATATTTCCCCTTGCTCACATAAATATTTTAAACGCATCGGCACCTGGACAAAGTAATACTTTTACTTTTGAAATTGCAGTGCTAGATATTAGAAACGTGTCAAAGGTAAAATCAAATAATAAGTTTCTGGGCAACGATAATGAGATCGACAATTTAAACACGTGTCACGCCATTATAAATTATGCCTTAACCAAAATGCAGTTAACGAGAAACGAGTTTGATATTGAAATCGAAAACGTTTCAGATTTAACTCCGATCCTTTTAGAATTTACGAATATGTTAGACGGTTGGAAAGTAGATTTAACGCTTTCAATTCCTAATAACGCAATGAGTGTTTGTTGTGAAGATTGATAACGTACAAGCAGCATTAAATGAGTTCGGGAAACTTGTTATTGAACGAGCGAAGTCTAACTTAAAGAAAGGAGGCAAATACGGTACTCACAATACAAGTAACAAGTTGACCAACTCGTTAAGGTTTGAAACTAAGGAAAGCGCGAGAAGTATTGAATTTGATTTTTACGCTGAGGATTATTGGAAGTTTTTAGATTATGGAGTAAAGGGAAAAATATCAAGCGCAAAAGCACCGAACTCACCTTATAAGTTTGGAAGTGGAACGGGTAAAAAGGGCGGTTTAAGAACTGCTATTGATAGCTGGGTAGTACGCAAAGGATTGGCAGGAACTAGGGGCAAAGATGGGCGATTTATGAGCCGTAAACAAATGGTTAGTATGATAAGCCGAAGTATCTATTTAAAGGGTACTCACGAAACAAAGTTTTTCCGAGAAGCCTTTGAAACGACTTACAAAAGTTTGGATGAAAATATAGTTGAAAAATACGGTTTGGATTTAGAATCGTTTTTAAAGTTCAGTTTAAAAGAAATAAAATAATGAAAGTAATATTTGTTCGAAGTCCTTATAAAATTCTAGTTGATGAAGCCACGCAGGTTTACACAAAATGCGTGGTTGATATTATCGATCCTGCTGGAGTGCTACCAAATAAAACCGTAACACTTGAAAAGCAAATCCCTGATACAGTTAATCGAGATTGCTGGTTTAATATTTCGCCTTACATTAAAGATGAAATTGAAAACATCGCACCGAGCGCAATCACGCCAACGGATGAAGACGCAAATATGTGGCGCAAGGTTGAAGTTACAACTTATTGGAAAGTAGATTTAACAGATGAATGGACTGAATTAGAAGTACAAGAGTTTGTCGCAGTAAATGGATATAATAATTATCAAGGCGGTTACAATCAATCAATCACTTCGGATGTTGTTTTATTAACGAATCCTGATGTAAATATTTACCGCTCCGATAATAACCAATATTTTAATTTACTTATTGATTTTACAACTGGCACTTATGATTTAATTTATAGATATAGAAATTTGGCGGGTACAACCATTGAAAATGTAGTTGTTATTGGTAGTGGTTATGAAAGTGGAATTTATATGTACAAAGTTCCTTATAGAACCGCAGCTGCTGGACTTGAAAACGGTAATAGCGTACAAGTGAGATACGATACTTCAGGAAGTGTTCCAGCGCAACCACAAATTTACTTTTTAAATGGAGATGATTGTCTTTACACACCGATTAAATGTGCGTTTATAAACTCAAAAGGTGGGTGGCAATACTTAACATTCTTTAAAGCACGAACAGATAGCTACGAAGTAAAGAGTAAAGGTTTTAATTTGTTAGCTGATGCGGTTGATTACAACCCATTAAGAGGGCAGCGCAAAGAATTTAATTTTGATTTAAAGCAAAGTGTTAAGTTGAACACAGGTTGGGTTGATGAAAATACAATCGAGTTACTAGTGGAGTTGATGACTAGCGAAACGATATTACTAGATAACGAGCCAGCAACTTTAAAAGACAAATCTTTACAAAAGAAAACAAGGTTAAAAGATAAAATGATTAACTACGAAATGAATTTTGAGTACGCATTTAACCTTATAAACGATGTAGATTAAATGAAAAACGTTGCACTATACATTTATATCGACGAGTTAATTGATGACGTCTTAACGCCAATTAGACACCGTTTAGAATTGTTTGCCGATGAATCAATTAGCGTGACTTCATCGATTACTAATTTTAGAGATTTAGCAAAGATATTTACGGACTATTCAAAGGCGTTTACTATTCCAGCATCGAGCCACAATAACAAAATTCTTTACCATTGGTATAATAGCGAAGTAGGAGCAACAATTATAGATAACCCTTTGAGTTTAACAGATGCGTTTGACCATAGAATAACGTATTATGGTTATATTGAAATTGACACTATTCCTTTTCGTTATGGAAAGTGGTCGTTAAAAGGAAGTAAGAAAACAGACAATAAAATAGAAAGTTACTCGATAAACTTTACTGGTAATTTAGTGCAATTAAAGGAGCGTTTTAAAGATGACAAATTAAACGCAATAGCATACTTTGAGGATGGCGTTAGAATAAGTCCTTACGATGCATTAAATCACGCTTGGAACTTAACGCAGGTTAAAAATAGAGTTGATGGTAATGGAACGGATGACATATTATATCCAGTTATTGGAACAAAGAGAAAATTATTTTTAAGTGCTGGAGCAACCGCAGCCGATAATATTTCAACTACTGCGGGAAAATTAAAATTTGATGAAATTTTTCCAGCAATAAGAGTAACTAAAATATTAGAGTATATCCAAACTTGTTACGGTATTCAGTTTGATGGTGCATTTATACAAAGCCAAACTTTTAGCAAATTATTTTTATACTTAAAAAATCAAGATGAATTTGTAATAAAGGCGCAGCAAGTTAGAGTTAACTTTACAAGTAAGCAAGGTTATACGCAAGTATTAAGCAATCACACTAATCCGCAAACATCTACAAATCAAAGTGCTTATTTATTTAACGATTTGAATTTAGATACAGACGTAGTAACATTTGATTTAGATTACGCACCATTTTTTTCTCCTTATACATCACTGCGGCAAGTTTGGAGAAGGAGAGCCTTGCAATTAACAATAACGGTGACTGCTGGGGCTTCAAATCCTTACAATCTTTATGTATATAATAACGGAATTTTATATTCAACTTTTGAAAATATAGTAGGCACTGCTACTCAAACAATCTTTGCATTGAATTTTTTTGGGGCTTCGGCTGATCCAGATGATTTTAATGTTTATAATTTTACTTTTTTTGTTTCTAGCGATAGCGGAATAACATTTGAAAGCACATTAACGCATACAGTTTCAGTTACTTCAAATCAATCTTATAATTATTTTGGGAATATTATTTTATCGCCAACTCAAACTCAAATATTAAGAGGTTTCGGAGCGTCGCAGTCAACAACGTCAAACATTGATATTAAATCATTCGTTCCTGATATAACGGTAATTTCTTTTATCGAGGGTTTAATAAAAATGTTTAATATAATGGTTATTCCAACTAGCGAAACATCGTTTTATTTAGAGCCATTAACAAGATATTACAACGATGGAAACAATATAGACATAACAGAGTATGTAATACCTGATTCGATTGATATAAACCCACCACAGTTATTTAAAAGAATAGCTTTTAAATTTGAAAAATCAATTAATATTTTAAATGAATTTTTTAGAAGTAATTTCAATAAAGAATTTGGAGACTTAAATTTCGAAAATCAAAACAGCGCATTTTCTGAAACGTACGAAGTGGCTTTACCTTTTGAAGATTTTATTTTTGAAAGGGAAACTGCAACGGATTTTTTAACTGCTACCATATTTAACAAAGACATAAAAGCATACGTTCCAAAACCATCTTTAATTTACTGCAACGGAGCGCAACTAATAACTCCTAATATAAAAATTGGAGACAATTCAACTACAATCGACATTGATAGTTATGTAAGATTTTCAAACGAATTAGCTTTAGCAGGTTCAGATGTAGCTTACACACAATCTTTGAGTTGGGGTGCGGAAGTTTCGGCTTGGGATTTGGATATTAACTTTGTAGGACTTTATCAAAGGTTTTATTCAAGTTATATTGAAAATTTATTTAACCAACGAACTAGAATTTTAAAACTAAAGGCGATGCTGCCAACTTCTTTAATTTGTTCAATAAAATTAAAAGATAAAATGATAGTTTCAAACAAGCGATATTTAATAAACACAATGACACCAGAACTTACAACTGGGGAAACTTCCTTTGAGTTGATTTTGGATAATTCGCCAACGCTAGAAGATGAGCAAACCGAAGTACTACGCTTTTCAAATTTAAACACGTTAGAGTTAGACAATAAGGCGCAAGTTATTGAGGCACAAATTTTTTTAAGTGATAACGATTATTGGCAGGCAAAAACTGCAACGGGATTTTTAACGGGTGCTTATTTTAAAGATGATACTTTTTCAGATGGACTTTTAAACGTTTCAGTTCCAGCAAATGCAACGGGTTTATTTAGAGATGGAAGTATAGTTATAGAATTTTACAAAGACGGAGTAGGAAAATCAGTACAAATACCAGTTACACAAAATGCTTAAACAAATATTAGAAATGCTTCAAATAGCAGAGGACTACAAAGGCAACGAGATAATCGAAACCGCAAAGGGAAAATATCAATATACAAATAATTGGGAATTATTTAAAAAAGCAGCGAAATGGCAATAGAAAAGGTTATTGATATAAAAGTACAAGGCAACGCGGATGAGGCGGTTGGATCATTACGTTCGCAATTAAGAGCAGCGCAAGCCGATGTAGCGGCATTATCTGAAAAGTTTGGAGCAACTTCACAACAAGCAGTAGAAGCGGCAAAACGTGCGGGAGAATTAAAAGATAGGATAGGAGATGCCAAAAGTTTAACCGATGCGTTTAACCCAGATGCTAAATTTAAGTCTTTAAGTAGTTCCCTATCAGGAGTTGCTGGTGGATTTGCTGCGGTGCAAGGTGGGATGGCTTTGTTTGGAAAGCAGTCAGAAGATGTAGAAAAAACACTTTTGAAGGTTCAGTCTGCAATGGCTTTAAGTCAAGGACTTCAAGGACTTGGAGAAGCTAGAGATTCATTTAAACAGCTTAAGGCGGTAGCAGTTGATGCATTTAAAGGTATTAAATCAGCAATAGGGAGTACAGGTATTGGGTTATTAGTTGTTGCTCTAGGTACAATTTATGCATATTGGGACGATATAAAAGAAGCGGTTAGTGGAGTAAGTCAAGAACAAAAGAAACTTAACGCTGCTTCACAAAAGAATGTTGATTTAGAAGCAGAAAAATTAAAAGCAATAAGCAATCAAGATAATATTTTAAAACTTCAAGGCAAATCTGAAAAAGAGATTTTAGATATTAAGATTAAGCAAACAGATGAAGCTATAATAGCTAATAAAATAAATCAACAAAATCAAATCTTAAATACACAGTTAGCGGTTCAAGGCGCAAAAAGAAATTATGAGATGTTAAAATCTTATATTGATTTTGTTACTATACCTCAAAGATTTTTATACAAAGACGCAGCAATGTCAATAAATAATATTATTGATTTGCTAAATAAGATTCCCGGAGTAAAGATAAAATCAAAATTAGACGAAACTCTTGGAGATAAAGCAGCGGATTATATTGCTAAATTAGGATTTGATCCAGAGAAAGTAAAAGCAGAGGGAGATAAAACAGTTAAGGCTACGCAAGAAACAGTAGATAAATTGTTAAATGATAGAGCAGGGTATCAATTATCTAAACAAGCGATTGATAAAGAAGCATCTAAAACAGAGGATGAGGAAACAAAAAAGAAAGTAAAAAAAGCGGAAGATGAAGCGGCAGCATTAAAAGCTATTGAAGATAAAAAGTTGGCTGATGATATGAAGTCGGCACAAGATGCAATTAACATATTAAATACATTAAGCCAAAATAATGAAACTCCAGCAGAAAAAGCGGAGCGAGAATATAAAGATAGAAAAGCAGTTTTAGAGGCTAACAATTTATCGACTGAAGAATTAACAAGGCAACATTTAAATAATTTAGCAAACATTGAACTTGATATAGCCGCTAAAAAAATTGAAAAAGAAGATTCTGAATTTCTAAGATTACAAGAATTAACACTTGAAAAAGCTGATTATGATAAGCTAGTTTTATATCAAAAATATGAATCTGAATATTTAGCGGCAGAGGGTAATGCTGAATTGCAAAAGCAACTTAAAATAAAATTAGATAAGGATATTATAGCAGTAGATGTAGCGACTGCCGCAACACAAGATGAAATAGAAAAGAAAAAACAACAAGCTAGACAGGTTGCCCTTTCGGCTTATTCATCATCATTAAAAACAGCTGCAAGTTTATTGGGAGAAAGCACAGATGCGGGTAAAGCAGCAGCAATAGCAGCTACAACAATAGATACAATTCAATCGGGAGTTTCAGCATTTAAAGGAATGGTAGCAGCAGTTCCCGGTCCTGTTGGGATTGCGTTAGGTGCAGTCGCGGCAGCTGGTGCATTAGCCTCTGGTTTCGCATCGGTTAAAAAGATTATGGCGGTTAAAACTCCTAAAGGTGGTGGCGGTGGAGGCGGAGGTGCAGCACCAACAATGAGCGGTGGCGGTGCAGCAGGTGGAGCAGCACCACAATTTAACGTTGTAGGAAATAGCGGAGTTAATCAATTAGCTGGAATAATGGCAACAAATGAGCAAACGCCAGTAAAAGCGTACGTAGTTCCGAGCGATGTAACAACGGGGCAATCACTCGACCGCAACATCATTAGAAACGCGAGTTTAGGATAAAAAGTTTATAACAAAATAATTAAATTCAGTCTTAAAGATATGCAAACGTACAAAGTGGTTTTAAACGAAAATGATGAAAGCGGAATTTACGCAATTTCGTTAGTGGATGATCCAGCCACAAAGGAGCTATTTATTTCACTTAGTGCAGAGCAAACAGATATACAACTAGCAACGGCAAATGAGGAGAAAAGAATTGTAGTTGGCCCAGTACTTATACCAAATCAACTAATAATGAGAAACGATCCCGATGGAGGCGAACCTTTCAATATTATGTTTGAAGCGGAAACGATTACAGAAATTCACGAGAAGTTCATTAAAAACGGATTTCAAAATAATTCAACCATCGAACATGATGGTAAATTTATTGAAGATGTAACCTTTACCGAAACGTGGATAAAGGAGGATGACGTACACGATAAGTCAGTTTTATACGGATTTAAGCATCCGATTGGAACATTATACGGAATGCAGAAAATAAATAACGACGAGGTTTGGAATGACTATATAAAAACTGGAAAAGTAAAAGGCTTTTCTATTGATGGCACAAAATTCGGTTTGGAGAAAATTAATTTAAATACTAACTATATGAATCTAGAAGCGATTGCAAATGCAATTAAAGAGGGGTTTGCAGCGATAAAATTATCGAGCGATAACCCAGCACCCGAAGTGGTGGAAGTGCAACTAGCACAAATGAAACTTAGCGATGGCGTTACAGTTTTAGAAGCGGCAAGTTTTGAAGCTGGTCAAGAGGTTGTAATTGTAGCCGAAGATGGCACGACTACTCCTGCTCCAGTTGGCGAACACGAATTGGAAGACGGAAACGTTTTGATAATTACAGAAGCGGGAATTATCGCTGAAATCAGAGTTAAAGAAATGGAAGCTGAAGAAGTGGAAATGAGTAACGATGCAAAATTTGAGGCGTTAATCAAAACGATTGTGATGAACCTTTCTTCGGAAGTGGCTAAGCAAATGAATGATCTTAAAGTTGAATTGAAAGCTGAAATTTCAGAGGCAAAAGAAATCCAACTTAGCGCAAGTACAAAAGCAAAACCCGAAGTTAAAGAATCAAAACCTTTCGAGGCAATGACAGCTTTGGAGCGACACAGAGCAATCAAAAATCAATTAAAATAACAACTAAAAACTAAAAAAAATGGCAATAAGCTATACACCAGTAGACATTAGAGGGGTTGCAGTAGAACCAATCTTAGAAGAAGTATTATTCGCAAATAAAACTATTGCGGATGGTTACGTAACATTTAACGACAACATCAAAGCAGGTACAATCTTTACAGAGGCTGGAGTTGATGTAACTGCACAACTTTACACAGGAAGTGCTTTAAGTTCAAGCGGATCAATCAACATTACAGACCGCACAATCACACCTACAAAATTAGAGTACAAGCAAACATTCTTACAAGAGGCTTTGCGTTCATCTCGTTTTAATCGTTCAATGAATCCAGGAGCGTTTAACATCGAATCAAGCGAGTTTGCTTCAACTGTTTTAGCAATGGTAGGGCCAAACGTTTCACAAGATGCAGAGTCAATCTTTTGGGGTGGTATTACAAGCACAACAAAAACTGCTATTGCTGCATTAACTCCTAACGCTGCGCAAGGTTCAATGACTGCTGCAACACAAACTGCAGTTGCTGCTTTGACTGCTGGACTTGTTGATGGGGTATTTGCAAAAGTACTTTACGATAACGCTGCGGTTGGTGGTTACATTAAGGTTACCGGAACAACGGTTACAGCGGCCAATATAGCGGGCGAAGTGAGCAAAATTTTCTTAGCAATACCAGCGGAAAACTTAAACGACACAGTATCGCCAACAGTTATTTACTGCCCACGTTCTTGGAAGCAATTATGCTACAACGCTAACAACGCGGTAGGTGCTGCACAACAAGTTAATTTCGTAATCACTGGAGACAACTTCAATACTTCTCAAGTATTTTATAACGGAATCGAATTATTGTTCGTTCCTGCTCCAAATGCTTTGATGGCTTACGCTCAAAGAAAAGCGGCAGTATCGTGGAATACAGATTTACTTGACGATGTAAACAGATTTGAAGTAGGTAAATTGGTTAACGATGGAGATGTTCAATTTGTACGTTCAATCTACACATTGGCAGCGAATGTAGGTCAAGCTACAAAAGGAGTACTTTACGGAGGATAACAAGTAACTAGGGCGGATTAGTTTCCGCCCTTATTTTAAATAAAAATATTATGGCATATTGTCCAATAACTGCGGGTAGACTTTTAAATAATTGTAAGAACCAAAGAGGGGGAATTAAAAACCTTTACTTTGCGAATTACGATTCTTACGGTTTTGTAGTAGCTGCGCAAGCGGTTACCGATTTGGGAACTTTAGATGAAGTTTTTAAATACGAAGTAAAAGCTACAACAAACGCACTAACAGAAACGGGTACAAGTTCGGAAGATAACGGAACTTATTTAGTTGCTCAATCTTTGGCGGTTACGCTTCCAAAATTGGCGGCAGACTTACAAGCGCAAGTACAATTAATTTGCCAAGGCAGACCTTTTGTATTTGTAGAAGATTACAATGGTAATATTCACTTAGTTGGATTGACTAACGGAACTATGAGCAACTGTACAAAAGTAACAGGAGCAGCGGGTGGAGATTTATCAGGTTACACTTTGACAATCGCAGCCGAAGAAGGTTCATTATCTCCATTCTTAGATAATACCACAAAAGCTGAATTGTTAACTTTTGTATCTGAAGACGTAGTTTCTTAAATTTTAGCTTAACTTACTACTTAAACCCATCTTAATTGATGGGTTTTTTGTTACAATTTAGTTTTTTTTAGTCTTATAAATATGATAGTCTTTTCAGTAGCAACAAATCACACGTTCAGATGTATACCATCTTACTATAATGGTGGGGAAATTGTGTTTAATTTACGTGATGAACTAAAAAATATTACCTATTCGATTGAATATGATAATGTTTTTTACCAAAACTTTCAACTAATAATCACATTTTCGGATTTTCAGACCATCGAGGGGCAGAGTTTTGAGTGTGTAATACTCGAAAATGATGCAATTACGTACAGAGGCAAGGCTTATTGTACTGCTCAAACCGATTTGGAAAATTACGAAATGAATAACGGGATTTTAAAAGTATAAAAATGGCTAATAAACCAACGCAAAGAGTATTCGAAATTCAATTATCAAACTACATTCGCCCAGAAATTAAAGAGGTGCAGGGTAAAAAGTGGGTATTGAATGGGCGAAATAACGAGTTTTACAAAACGATTATTGATGCTTACAACGGATCAACTACAAATAGTGCAATAATTGATAGTTACGCCAATTTCATTTATGGAAAAGGGATTAATTCCAACGAGAAGTTAACCAAGCCAAAAGAGTGGAGCGCATTAAACACCATATTTGACAAAAAAGAATTAAGAAAAATTTGCAAAGATTTTGAAATGTTTGGCGAGGCTTCAGTTGAAGTAAAATATTTGAATAATGAAGTACGAAAAGTTTACCATATAGCCAAAGAAAGGGTTGCTCCCGAAGTAGCGAACGAGGATGGCGATATAACTGGATATTGGTATTCTTATGATTTTTCAAATGTTCAAAAATATAAGCCCGAGCGTTATGATGCTTTCGGATTTGGAAGCGGAAGCGGAGAGCGTTCAGAAATTTATATCATAAAAGATTACCAAGTTGGTCAATTTTACTACTCCAATCCTAGTTACGTTTCGGGATTGTCTTGGGCAAAATTTGAAGAGGAATTTCAAAACTATTGTATTAAGCACATTCAAAACGGACTTTCATTTGGGTACATTATAAATATGAACGCTGGAGTGCAAGCTAGTGAGATTGAAATAATGGAAAGCACTCGTAGAATTAGAGAGAATTTAACGGGATCAAATAAAGCTGGGAATTTCTTTTTAAATTGGAACGACAACAAAGATAGTGAGATTACAATTACTGCCTTAGAAGTTAGCGAAGCGCATAAACAATACGAGTACTTAACTGCCGAAGCTAGGCAACAACTTTGCACCGCTCACAAACTTACATCACCGATGTTGGTTGGTATAAAAGAGGCAAGCGGATTTAGTTCAAATGCAGAAGAAATTAAAGTCGGATTTGCAGAATTAATGATCAACGTTATAACTCCAAAGCAAGAAATTATTTTGGATGGTTTAATGGAAATACTAGCGGCAAACGGTATTAGTTTAGATTTGCAGTTTGAAAGTTTAAGAAGTGAGCAGGTTGCTGCAAATGTTTTAGATCAAACCGACAAAGCGAGTTCAGATGCGCAAATTTCTTACAACGGTGCGCAGATTGCTAGTGCGATTGATATTTTCGCAAAGGTAAAAGAGGGTATTTTAACAACGGAACAAGCGATAGTTTTCTTAGTTCAATTCTTAAACATTCCTGCAAGCGTGGCGCAGGCGTTATTCACGCAACAAACCGCAGCAGTTACACAATTATCATCACACGACTTTTCAGATTTAGGAGAGGAAATAGATTTGAACGAGTGGGAGTTAGTTAGTGCCGATCCAGTTGACTACGACAAAGAAGATGAACGAGATGCGGAGATGGAAAGGTTAAACGCTACAACCGTTAAATTAATGAATGTTGCAATGGAGGCGGTTAGCACTGGAACTGCACGAACTAAAAGCGTTTCCGAGCAAGACACAAAGTTATACATTACACGTTACAGATATAGCGGGAACCCAAATCCAGAACGTGAATTTTGTAAGGCAATGATGAAAGCAAAAAAACTTTACAGAAAAGAGGACATCGAGTTGATGAGCCAACGAAATGTTAATCCTGGATTTGGAATGCGACCAAACCCTAATAAACCTTACGATATATTTTTATGGAAAGGTGGCGGACTTTTAAGCGATGCTTTTCCTTTTGGAACTTGCAAACATTTTTGGGTACGTGAGATGTACAGAAAAATAGGAACTGGTAAAAATACAGCGGCTCAACCATCAACTCCAGCGGATGTAAGAAAAGCGGGAGAGATAGCACCAACAAACCCACAAAAAGTCTATATCGCGCCTCACGATATGTAACCTACAAAATAAAGTATTATGAATATTTGGCTACGAGAAAACGAATTGACAAAAAACACCTTACTCGGTGGTAATATAGATATTGATTTATATATCCCTTGCATTGCAGACGCACAACGTACACGATTGGAGGAAATTTTAGGGGAAACGCTATTTAATAAAATTGATGTTGACTTCGGAAACGACGATTTAAGCGGTTTATATCTCACTTTGTTTGATGATTACATTAAACCTTTTTTAATCCATCAAAGCGCGGTAGAATATCTTTTAGTGGGTGCTTACAAAATCACTAATAACGGGATTTATAAAACACAACCCGAAAATACTGCGGCAGTTGACAAGACCGAAGTCGATTATTTAGTAAATAACCAAAGATTAAAAGCCGAAATGTATCAGGGACGTTTAGAGCGTTGGTTAATGTTAAACGAATTGCCAGAGTATTTAAGTGCAGATAGTCAAATTGTGCCGCCAGTTTACAATAAAAGTAGTATATTGAACCGATGGTACTTTTTAGATCCGAATAATAACTACTATTAAAATGAGAAAAGTAGACAAAAGAACAGAGGACAATATAAAAAAATTACAAAAGTATTTATCAAATGAAAACAGTAAATTTCACGCACAAACGAGGGGATACATTTTACCAAACACCGATAAACATAAAGGTAAATAATGTTGATCTTGATTTAACCGATGCGGTTATTTTAATGCAACTTCGAAAAGAAGCGGGAGGCGTTATTGCATTAACTCCCGATTTAACGATAACCGATGCAGTTGGAGGCGACTTTCAAATTGATGAGCAAATTATAAATATTCCAGCTTGCACTTATCAATACGATATACAGATAACTTTGGCAGACGATACGGTTGTAACGTGGATTAGTGGATTGTTTATTATTAACGATGATATTTCAAGATAAATGGCAGTAGATATAGTAATTAACGAAACGATTGATTCAGTTGATATTACGGTTAACCCTAATATTATCGAGGTTAATGTAACACGCACAAGCGGCGGCGGTGGTTCGCAAACACTAGCGCAAACTTTAGATTTAGGCAATCAAACAGGTGGCGAAAATATACTTGTAAATAATGCCGATGCGATTGAATTAGAGAACACTTCATCACTTCAAAAAGGAACTTATAATTTTGGCGGTAATGGTGGTATTTCTAGGATATGCTCAAACAATTACGAGGATATGTGGCAGAATGGATTTAGACACGTATTTGACCAAAGCGGATTTATAAGAAATTCAACAAACTGTTTTAATATTGTACCTGATGAAACTTTTGATGTAACATTAAGATTTAAAGTTGATTCGTTATGGACTTTAGATGACGGAACTACTTACAAATGCACCGATGCAACAGAGGGCGCAGCAGTATGGGAAATTTATCATAATTTTATTCCAAATTTAACGCAAGTATTAACGCAAGGAGATAGGGTATGGGATGGTATAAACGATGATTATACTTTTCAAGCAATAGATATTGCTAGAATGCTTTTGCAACAAGACAATGTTGGAACTCCTATTTTTACTATTGATGGAGATTTAGATAATGATTTTCCAATAAATTGTGTTTTAAAATTTCAATCTTGGCTGCAACCTAGTCAATTAGAAGCTATTAACGGAGCTTTAATTTATGTTCAAGGTAATGGTGGTTCTTTAACTACTTACAATTTTAATGTTGGAGATTATTGCGAATTAAAAAAAGTAAATGCAAACAGTTGGTTTTTAAACGTTTCAAATACAATAACTACTCCAATACCAACAAATACATCCGACCTTACAAACGATGGTGCAGATGGCGTAAATCCTTTTATTACCGCTTTAGATATACCAACAACTGGACAAGCATCAACTTTAGTTCGTGAGGTTAAAAATATGACTGGAGCAACTTTAACAAAAGGCACAGTTGTTTATATTTCGGGTGCAAATGGAAATAAGGCTTTAGTATCAAAAGCAATAGCCACAACCGATGCGTTAAGTGCTAGAACATTTGGATTATTGCAATCTGACATTTTAAACAATGGCTTGGGAAACTGCGTTATCATTGGAGATTTAAGCGGAATTAATACTTCATCATTTGCAGATGGAGCGCAACTTTATTTAAGCGGCACAGTTGCGGGTGCATTTACAGATACTAGAGTTTTAGCTCCAACGCATTTAGTTTATGTTGGTAAAGTTACTCGTTCGCATCCAACACAAGGGCAAATTGAGGTGCAAATACAAAACGGTTATGAATTAGCGGAAATCCACGATGTATCGATTACAAGCGTTACAAATAACCAATTACTAGCGTACACATCTGCTACTGAATTGTGGCAAAATAAAAACCTTATTGATATACTCAAAGATTTTAATAAAACCAAAGGGATTTATTTCTTTGAGGAATTTATGGGTAGTCAAAGTGGTTCTGTAACTACTAATTTTGGCGGACTTATTTCATCGCAAAGTGGTTTGGCAGCGGCTTGCGCTACAACCGCTACAATAACCAACAGAACAAATCAGCAGGGCGTAGTAAGAAGTCAAACAGGAACGACCGCGACAGGCATTGCGGGTTATACTTATGGCAATGGTTCTTTATTTCGTGGGACAGGTGCAATTACTTTGGAAACTTTTGTAACCGTTGAAACACTTTCAACAGTGACAGAAAGATTTTACAAATATTTTGGTTATTTAGGCACAGGAGCTTCTGTAAACCCAAACAATGCAATTTTATTTTTATATGACGAAGCGGGTTCGCTAGCATTTGGAGCAAATGCAGGTTCACCAAATTGGAAATGCGTTTCTATAAATGCATTAAGTAGAACATTTTTTACTTCTTCTGTTGCAGTAGTTGCTGGTCAATGGTATAAATTAAGAATTGATATAAACGCAGCAGGAACACAAGCATCATTTTATATAGATGGCAATTTAATAACTACATTAACTACAAACATTCCGTCAGTAGCAACAGGAATGACTATTGGCAGTTATATTATCAAAACAGTAGGCACAACTGCAAGAGCAACACAAACGGACTATTTTATGTATGAGGAAATATTTACAAATCCAAGATAATGATAAAATACAGATACACAATCGGACAAATGAGCGTTGAAACTTTAACACTAACTGATATTCCAGAGGGAGTTGATTACGAAACTATTACTTTTGAGCAAGAAGTTGAGCAAGAAGTAACGCCAACAAATTTAACAGTAAACGAAGTTATCATAGATTTAGTTACAAGACAAGTTCAAGTGATGAGCGATGAGGAAAAAAGCGAATTGTTACAAAATTTATTAAATTAGTATGAATTTTTTTACTGAATATTGGGAAGCAATATTAGCAGCATTAAGCGCACCTGTTGCGTGGTTCTTTGGAGGCAGAGCAAAACAAAGACAAGATGCGGTTAGCACGATGAAAACGATGTATGATGACTTTCTTTTAGTCTACCAATCTCGGATGAATGAAGTGATGCAAGAGGTAACAGATTTGAAAAAACACAATCTTACCTTGCAAAGAGAATTTAACGACATTCAAAAACTACACGCAAAAGAATTACAAAAATCTCAAAAGTTGGCTAAAGATTATGAGCAGTTGAAAGGGTTGTATGATCGCTTAAAAACGGACTTTGATAACTACAAAAAATTAAAGTAATGAGCAGAATAGTAGAAATTGCAAAAAAAGAAATAGGACAAGGCGAAGTGCCTTTAAACAGCAATAAAACAAAATACGGCAAATGGTTTGGATTTGATGGTGTAGCTTGGTGCGGTATGTTTGTGAGTTGGTGTTATGATCAAGCTGGTGCGCCTCTTGGTAATATTGGTTTTAAAAAAGGATTTGCTGGATGCCAAACCGCAGTAGCGCATTATCGTAAAACAAATAGAATTACAAACAACCCAGTTGCAGGAAATATTGTTTTTTTTGATTGGAATAAAGATGGGAGACACGACCATACTGGCATATTTGTGCGATGGGTAGAAGTAAATAAAACTTTTGAAAGTATAGAGGGTAATACCGCAGTTGGTAACGATTCAAATGGTGGCAATGTAATGCTCCGAACTAGAAAAAATATAAACGTATTATTTGTAGATCCGTTTTAAAACAAAAAAAACATTATGAGCGTACTAGGAAACCAAAACGCAGCAACTTACAAAAAAGAAATTATTTTATCGTATTTGCAAAAGTTTCCAAAAGCCACGACAATGGCGATTTGCAGAATGATTTTTACAGAAAACCCTTTAGACTTTAAAAGTTTGGAGGGAGTTCGTGGAATGGTTAGGCAATACAGATGCGAAAGTAAAAAAAATTCAAAAGTATCTCCCACCGCAGTTAGAACACCCGAAGAAAAGAAGTTGGCAATGCGTGGAATTTCTGAACTTCCCGAAACTGATTACCAAAAGACAGAGCCTTTTATTATTCCCAGAGGGCAAAATAACATCCTAGTGCTTTCCGATATTCATTTACCCTACCAAGATAATGAGGCTCTTACACTAGCTTTGAATTACGGACTTGAAAATAAGGTTAACGCGGTTTATTTGAATGGAGATACAATAGATATGTACCAAGCAAGCCGATTTATTAAAGATAGGAGATTGCGTGATCTAGCTGGGGAGTTGGAAATTACTAGGGGATTTTTAAAACTGCTTCAAGATAAGTTTAACTGCCCGATTTATTTTAAAATAGGTAACCACGAAGCGAGATGGGAGCATTTTTTGATGTTAAAGGCACCCGAGTTATTGGGAATTGATGACTTTAAACTTGAGCAGATTTTAAGGTTCAGAGAGTTTGGAGTTACGCTTGTAAAAGATAAGCAAATTGCAATGGCTGGGAAACTTCCAATACTTCACGGACACGAATGGTATGGTGGATTTGCGCCTCCAGTTAATCCAGCGAGGGGATTGTTTTTAAAAGCAAAAGAAAGCGCATTAGTCGGACACCACCACCGAACTAGTGAACACACCGAAAAGACTTTGAGCGGTCACGTGGTTACAACGTGGTCAACTGGCTGCCTTTGTGGATTAGAACCTGAATATGCACCTTATAATAATTATAATCACGGATTTGCACACGTTAAGACCGATAAGGAGGGTAATTATGAATTAAAAAACATTCGAATTATTAATTACAAAATTGTTTAATATGAGATCAATAATACTGGCACTTTTACTCGTTTCCTGCGGGGCAAAAAAAGTAGATAAAAGCGACAAAAAAACCGATAGTATTGCCAAAACTATTGCGGTTACCAAAACAGATAGCACTTCCACCGATAGCACTTCGATTAAATTTGACGTTGTAAGTGAGGAAATTATTATCGAAGCAGTAGATAGCACCAAACCAATCGAGATTATCAATAATGAGGGCAAAGTAACTAAATACAAAAACGCCCGTATAAGCAAGAAAAAAAGAAAAGACAACACAATAGTAGTAAACGAGAAAAGCGTGTCTAAAATCGTAGTAGATTCGCTTACAAACGAGATTGAAGTCAACAAAGTTGAAAGCACAAAGATTGTTTATAAGGAACAATTCAACTGGAGTACATTTATTTTGCAATTATGGTGGTTGTGGTTGTTGATTTTATTGGCTATTTATTTAGCTTACCGATATTATAAAAGACTTCTGTTTTGATTCCAGAATACGAATGGATAAAAAAGGGGATTGATTGGGTAAGAGTTGAAAAGCCAGTCAACAAATGGAAAGGTATTCCTCCGATTGAAGATGAAATAAAAAAGCCGCTAGATTAATAGCGGCTTTTCTAATTATCAAACCAAAACATTATGAGCGACAAATGTAATAGTTTTTTTATTACCAACAAACTAAAAAGCCATAAGTTATCGCTAGTAAAAGCATAACTATTAAAATTACTACATCCTCGTTATTTTCTTTCATTATATCTTTTGGTTAGGTATTCGTACGCCAATCGGTTACATTCTTTAGTTCCTCCGATAACTTCGATTTTATACTTTTCTAATTTACCATTATACGGTTCTCGCTTCTCTATTCCTTTAGCTTTTCTACCCATTTTATATTGTTTTATATTTATTGCAAACCTACAAATAAACTTTTATATAAAAAAATTTTTTTATTCCAAATTAGATTCTATATTTGCCCTATCAAACTTTAAAAAATAACATTATGAACAAATTTCAAAAAAACGATTGGCAGTATTTAATTGCGTTTGGCGCAGCAGTATGGTTTCTAACGCAAATAATATTTAGATACTAATGATTAACTACGACAACGATGTGCTAGGAGTTGGAAACTCACTACACCCAGCGAACCAAGTTGAGAATATCGATCCAAACGGATACGAAGCACTAGCAAACACTTTATTTAATGAGAAAATGGAGTGGATGAAAAAAGCAATTACCTTAGAGGTTTACATTAAAGAGATTAAATTTCTAGCGGATGGAATGTACGACAATAACGGATTAGCAACAATAATATCAAACCTTTTAAAAGACGTAGAATAATGGAAGATTTAATAAGATTTCAAGCACAACAATTAAACGCAGTACGAAAAGAAAACGAGCGTTTAAACAACGAACTTAGACAAATTAAAGAATTAATGCAATCACTTATTAACGAGTGGAAGGTGCAAGATGCGGAGGTATTGGAATTTCCGCAATTATATGAAGCTACAAAAGTATTTGACGAGGCATTTCAAAACCCGATTGAACAACTAAACAACTTGACAGATGGATTTTATAGAAGATAATATTATACTTTGTAGCTTACTAGCTGGATATATTTTAATGATGCTAATATTTATAGTTTTCATCTTATTTTTTCCTAAAGAGATTATACAAGAATTTAACGAAGATTGGAAATAATGGATCGCAGAAAAGATTACAGCAGGTTCAAAATAACCATTATCGAATTATGGTTTAGATTTGAGTACTTCGGGCGACAAACATTTATTAATCGTATGGCGATTAGTTCTAAAAAGATTAACAGAATTTTAGACGAGTGGGAGCAGAATGATGAGTGCATTTTAGTAGAAAGTAAGTTAAATTATACTCCAAAAAGTTATTTATGAATGTATTAAGTTTATTTAACGGAATGAATACAGGTAGGCAAGCACTTGAAAACGTAGGAATCAAAGTTGACAAGTACTATTCAAGCGAGATTAAGCCTTATGCAATAGAACTTACTCAACATCACTTCCCCGACACTATTCAAGTCGGGGATGTTACCAAGTGGCGTGAGTGGGATATTGATTGGAAAACTATTGATTTAGTTTTAAGCGGTTCTCCTTGTCAAGATTTAAGTATTGGAGGTAAAAGAGCAGGTATAAACGGAAGTAGAAGTAGTCTTTTCTTTGTTTTTGTCGAGATACTAGAACATATCAAAGAACTTAATCCAAAAGTATTATTTCTCCAAGAGAATGTTGGTAGTGCAAGTAAGTTAGATGTAGGAATTATGAGCCGAGCGTTGGGAGTTTACCCAGTACGCATTAACAGTTCGCTTTTGACTGCACAACTTCGAGATAGGTACTATTGGAGCAATATAAGAACAAAAGAAACTATGTTTGATGTTGTTACAGATATACCACAACCAAAAGATAAAGGGATAATGTTTAAGGATATTTTAGAAAACGGAACTACAGACAGAATTAAAAGTTCTTGTTTAACCGAAAGAGAATATAAAAATATTTATAGAGATATGGATAAGTTAAAAAAACATATTGAAAATAAAAGAGAACAAGGTTTCGAACCATTAATTCACGCAGTAGTTAATGATAAAGTTAGAAATTTAACTAAAACAGAATTTTGCAGATTACAAGGTTTCCCTGATAATTACTGCGATATTTTATCAATTCAAAAAACTATTAGTTTATTAGGCGATGGTTGGACTTTACCAGTTATTGAGCATATTTTTTCTTTTATTGTTGCAGATTAAAAACTTTTTTTTATATTTGCAAAACAATCTGGTCAGAGATTGAAACAAAACTATAATCGATCCTAATTTTGCCTACTCTGACCAGTAGGATTTAAGTTAGGATTTTTTAATTTAAACATTATGAGCAAAGATTTATTCCAGTTAATGCGACAACAAGAGATTGACACGCAAAACTTTTTACCAAACCGCCTTGAGATCCAACTATCTTCAAGAAATTTCATTAAAGATTTGTTAGATGCTGGAGAAACAGACAAATTTGAACTACTAGCGCAAGCCAAACGAATGGGCGAAGCGTTGGAAGTAATTAACGCTGAACTTTTAAAAGTACTCCCGCAAGAAAACTTTGAAGCGTTTGGACTTAAAGGCACATTTAGAAGCGGTGGCGAAACTATCAACTACAAAGATTGTGAAGTTTGGAACGACATTAACCGAGAACTAAAAGAACGCGAGGAACTTCTTAAACTAGCTTTGAAATCGCAAAACGAAATATACGATGAGGCTGGAGTACAGGTGCCTAAAGTATCAACAACGCCACGCAAAAGCAGTTTGGCAATATCATTTTAAAACAATAATTAATTTTAATATCTTATCTTATGAAAAACATTGCAACCGCTTTACTAAAAGCACAATCCGAAATGAGCAACGCCAAAAAAGGCGCAGTTAATCCATTCTTTAAAAGCAAATACGCAGATCTAAACGCAATCCGGGAGGCAGTTATTCCAACGTTAAACGCAAACGGTATATCGGTACTCCAGCCGATTGTACACGTGGATGGCAAAAACTTTGTTAAGACTATTTTGCTGCACGAAACTGGGGAAATGATGGAATCTTTAACCGAAATAGTTTACAACAAAATAAACGATGCGCAGGCCCAGGGATCCGGAATAAGTTACGCCCGCAGATATTCGCTTCAATCATTTGTTTGCGTAGGCGCAGATGATGACGATGGACAAAAGGCAGTAGAGCCAAAACCAAACGCTACAAATGAAATACTAAAAAAGGCAAAAGAGGGAGGCTTTTCATTGGATCAAGTCAAAACCAAATACACAATAACACAACAACAAGAAACAATTTTTATTAATCTTTAATTTTTTATTTATGGCGCAGTCTTATTATGGTTCAATCGATTTTAGTAAATTAATTGAACAAGCAAAATCGGGAAACAAGGCTTTTACAAAATCCGAAAACGGAAAAATTTATTTAAACGTGCGGATGTACGTTAATGATGAAGTTGATAAATTTGGAAACATCGCCTCATTTCAATCAAACTTTAAAGGAGCAGGCAAAGAGGACAAGTTCTATTTTGGTAATATGAAAGAATCAACTCCAATGGAGGCACAAATTGAAATTTCAGATGTTCCAGCAGAGGATGATCTACCATTTTAATTAAAAAACGCCTCGTTAATTCGGGGCGTAATTTTTATTTATGAAATACAAAATAATATCCAGCGTTGAAAGCGGAAATATTAAACGAAACAGAGAGCAAGTTAAACAAGCGATTGCAGAGTTTGAGGGTAAGAACATTGTAATAACTATTGAAAAACTTAAAAAGAGCCGTTCTAACAATCAAAACGCATATTATTGGGGCGTAGTTATTCCAATCGTTCAAAGTGGCCTAAAAGATGCTACGGGAGAGTTCAGGAGTGCCGATTCAATTCACTACGGAATATTACTTCCGTTGTTTGCTCCGAGTAATGAGATTGTAAATATTGATACTGGGCAAGTGCTAGAGGAAAAAATTAGTTCCAGCGAAATGACTACAGTTCAATTTATGGAATATGTTTTGGAAGTTCAAAAATGGAGTGCGGAATTTTTGGGAGTTGACATCCCAAATCCTAATGAAGAAATTTTATTGAATTTAGATTGATTATTTAAAATATATTTTTATATTTGTTGCGGTTGGCGTCTCACACAATACCAACTTAAAGGAATTACATAAACTCCTATAATGAAACCGAAGTGAGACGCGGTGGATTTATTGGAGTTTTCTGTTTAAAGCGGAAGCCGAAAAGCTAATAGAGTAGGCAAAAAAAATAATTTTATAAGTTATGTTTAACAACAAAACCGCACCAATGACAAATGGCTCAAGTGCAATCCAAGAAGTAAACAAAGTTTACAAAACAAGTGATTTATCAATCTTTAAAGAAATTAGTGGCAATCGTGTCCCTAATCCGCAACACGTAAAAAGATTAACAGATTCAATTAAACAAAATGGAATGTTATGCAATCCTATTTTAGTCAATGAATCAATGAGAGTTATTGACGGACAACATCGACTGCTAGCTTCAAAAGATGCAAATTCTCATTTGTATTTTATTATATTGGATGGGTATTCTTTAAATGAAGTTCACACTTTAAACCTTAATCAAAAAAATTGGACTAAAAAAGATTTTATGGATGGTTACGCAGATATGGGACTAGAATCTTATAAAAAACTTCAAGTTTTTGTAGAAAAAAATACCGATTTTTCTTTTGGTGATTGTATTGCAATGTGTAGTAATTTATCAACTGATGGAGGTTTTTCATCAAGTCAAAAAAATAGATCTAATAAAAAAAATGGCGAATTAAGTAATATATCAGAAATTTTTGTAGATGGTACTTGGCGAGGTAAAAATTTTGATTTAGCTAATGAATGGGCTGAAAAACTAAGACTTGTTAAACCATATTATGTTGGATACAATAAGTCAACTTTTGTAGGAACTATGTTATCTTTATTTATTAATCCAATTTTTGATTATAGCGAGTTTATGCACAAGATTAGAATACAACCAAAAGCACTTGTTGATTGCGCAAATAGAGAGCAACAGAAATTATTAATTGAGGAAATCTACAATTATAAGAGTAGAAATAAAGTTAACTTAAGATACTAATTTTTTATTTAAAAATGTTTATGTTTGCAAATGTAATTTAGTGAGATTTATTACAATGTAAAATATTATAAGAATCCGATACGGAAAGCGAAATCTCACAATACGCTGACTGTATCGGATTTTAACTTTTATAATAGTATGAAACTAACCAAACGCAAAGGATTTAACTTTTTTAGATCATATTACGATGTTTATAATGAACTAGAAAATGATGCAGATAAGGTGGCTTTTATTGATGCCTTACTTGATAGACAGTTTTTAGGAATTAAACCTTTAAACCTTACCGGAATGGCTAAATTTGCCTACATTAGTCAGACTAATAGTATTGATTCGCAAGTAAAAGGATACGAAGATAAAACTAAAACTATTTTAACCCCTACCGTAGGGGGTAGGCAAGGGGGTAATCAACCCCCTACCGAACAAGTAGAAGTAAAAGAGAAAGTAAAAGTAGAAGATATAAATATACCTGATTGGGATTTGTTTTTATCCTACGGAAAAGAAAAGGAACCCAGCGTAAAAATATCTGCATTAAAACACAAATACGATGCTTGGGTTGTTAATGGTTGGAAAAACGGAAACGATAAGCCTATTAAGAACTGGAAATCCGCTTTACTTCAAACACTAGCGTATATTGAAAAGGAACAAAAGCCAAAAGATAACCACATACCATTACGAATATGACAGAATTATCAGCAATTAAAAGACTAGCCTACACAGTTGGAAATAAAAACAAACCAAACGAAACAGATGCGGAAGCAATCAACAAAGTTATTGAATGGTTTAATCTATCAAACCAAAAGGCAGTAAACGAAAATTTATTATTTGCCAAACTTTACATTTTAGTTTTAAAAGATTTGGCGAATCATTACAAGTCAATCGATGGAGCCAACAAGGTAATCTGCGACAGCTTAAGCAAGCCTATCGATTTTCACATAGAAAGTTTAAAGCAAAGCCTTAATCATTTGGAAATGGATTTATATTTGCAAACTTTAAATTTGGAACCGACTTGGGGAAATGGTTTGCACCTGGATGAGATTAGAGCAAACGAGTTATCCAATAGTGCAACTTTAAAAAAAGTAAATACGAAATTGTTTTTAGAAACTTTGGAAACTTGGGACAACGATAGCGTGATAGCGCATTTAAATTATAGCGTAAACGAATTATTTAACAAATATAAAAATACATTATGAGCCTAATAGATAAAATAGAAATAGGAGTTGAGGAGGTTGTTGCGCAATTTGATTTTAGTCAACTAGAAAACGATTGCTTTGTCGATTTGTCTTTGGAGATGCCTAAACCCGAAATACTTTTATCAATCGGAAAACACGAATATAAAGGCAATTTTTACGACACTCCAATAATGACAGCTGGAGAGTTCTCCGCAATAGTTGCTGAATCAAAAGCAAAGAAATCATTTTTAAAATCCGGATTGATTGGGTGCTACATTGGAGGAAATGCTACACAACTATTTCCAAACATAAAAAGCCACCGCAATAAAGAATTTCAGATACTAGATTTTGACACCGAACAGGGCAAATACTATACACAAAGAACTTTTAGGCGAGTGCAGGATATAAGCGGAGCAGTTTATGAGCATTACAAAGGCTATGCAACGCGAAGTTTATCATCTGCGGAAAGGTTAGGATTAATTGATTATTGTTTAACAAATCAAAAAAAGCTGTACAAAAAAGAAGTCAAGCTAATTGCTATCGATGGCATTGCGGATTTAGTGGAAAACACCAACGATATAATTTTAAGCAAGCAAGCGAGCGACTATATTCTTAAATGGACCAATGACTACAACGTTCACGTTATTGCAATTATTCACAAAGCCGCAAGCACTGGCAAACCTTTAGGACATTTAGGCACCTATGTGCTAAAAAAAGCGGAAACGGTTATTAACCTAGATGTTAATTCGGACCGGAGCGTTACAGTTACAAATCCTTACTCACGAGGTTATCATTTTGAGCAATTTAGTTTTGATATAAACAAAAACGGACTTCCGTATCTAATCGAATAATATGCCCAGGTGCCTAAACTGTAAACAAAAATTTATAGCAACTCGTTTTTTACAAAAGCATTGCAACGATGATAAATGCGTTGACGCTTCAATTCAGTACGCTAGAGCGAAAGTAAAACAAAATGCGAGTAAAGTATGGCAAAAGGAAAAACAATCGCTTAAAACAGCCTTAAAAACGCTAACGCAATTAGAAAGCGAAGCTAAAAAATCATTCCAAAAGTTTATTCGGCTGCGAGATGCTGATTTGGATTGTATTTCCTGCGGCATTAAAAACACCGAGTTATGGGATGGAGGGCATTACAAAAAAGCGGAGATATATTCAGGAGTTATATTCAACGAAATGAATTGCCATAAACAATGCAGGAAGTGCAATCGGTTTTTAAACGGTAATGAGTTGAATTATCGATTAGGTTTAATTGCTAGATATGGAGAGCAATTTGCAAATGATATTGAAAAGCTGGCAAACGACACCAGACAACTAAAATTCACACGTGAGCAGTTGATAGCCAAAAAATTACAATACGATCTTAAATGCAAGGAAGTGTTAAAATCAAAATAAAATTAGTTTAATAAAAAAATTCTTTTAATATTTGCTCAAACATTAAAATATAACATTATGACAAAGCAATTTTACATCTGGACAGAAGAGAACCAACACTCTGAAAATTATTACAGAACCGAAGAACACGCTAAAATTAGAGCAGAGTTATGCGGATATGAGAATTATGAAATTAGAGAAGTTTATACGCGATGATTTACAGAGGTTACAACATCGAAAGGGATTATACTTCAAGTGAATTAACCTTTGATTTTTTTTGGGAGCAATCGTATATGGGAACAGGAACAAGTATAGAACATTGTCAAAAGCAAATAGATAGGTTATGGATCATAGAAGCCTCAATTTAACATCAACGCCTCAACTTTCAAAGTTGGGCAGACCTTACAGGTTATCGGCTATTGTAAAGAATTTACAAGTCCCTAGCAAGTGGATTAATAGAGTTGACTGTTGGCATTGGTTTTATGTTTTTATTTATACCGATGACAATAGCTTTTTTGGATTTGAGTTTGATTATTACGATAAATTTGTACAGAAGTTTAACCACGAGCAATCGTTAAAATTATTTAAAAATGGCTGATATAAGTAAATGCTCCGACCACCTTTGCCCCTCAAAAACTATTTGTTATCGATTTACTGCGCCAGCAGACAAATTTAGACAAAGCTGGGTAAATAC